AAATATATACACATGGAAACAAAAACAAAAGCTGTAGTACCAGCACCTGTACTAACTCTGCATCAGAAGCTACACAAAGCTAAGCAGTCAATCGGCAAAGTAGCTAAGAATGCTACCAATCCTCACTTTAAAAAGTCTTATAGTGATATCAATGCAATCACTGAGGCAGTAGAGCCTATTCTATTAGAGAATGGTCTACTATTATTACAGCCTATTCAAGGCAATAGTGTATGTACTCAGATAATCTGTATAGATTCTAATGAGTCAATAGAGTCATGTATGGAACTACCTGCAGGATTGAATCCTCAGCAAGTAGGATCTGCAGTCACTTACTATCGTAGATATACTCTGAGCAGTATCTTATGCCTACAGTCAGTAGATGATGATGCAAATCTAGCTAGTGTACCTGTTAAGGCTGCTAAGCCTGGACTATCTAAGGAGAGATTTGAGGAGGCACTAGTATCTATTCAGGATGGCAAGTATACTATCCCTAAGCTAAGAGAGACCTTTGAGCTTACAGATTTACAACTTAAAGCACTCATGTTACTATGAAGTGGCATCCATCTTCACTCGGAAAACTAATGACAGCATCTCGGACTAAGTCTGAGGTGCTATCTGAAACTACTAAGAGCTATATTAGAGCTGTAGCCAAGCAAGATTTCTACGGTTACAATGTAGAGCTGAATAATAAGTATATTAACAAGGGTATAATGCAAGAGAATGATTCTATTGCTCTACTTAATACTGTATCATTTACTAGCATGGTCAAAAATACTGAGAGACTAAACAATGAATGGCTCACAGGAGAGGCTGATATAGTACTAGATGACCAAATCATAGACATTAAGACCTCATGGTCATTAGAGACGTTCCCTGCTACCTCAGAAGAGGCTATAAATAAAGATTATGAGTGGCAGTTACGAGCTTACATGATGTTATATGATAAGAACTATGCTAGTCTAGTCTATTGCATGGTGAGTACTCACCCATCTCTACTGAATGAATGGGAGAACTTATCACTACATCAGGTAGATCACATAGCTCCTGAGAAGAGAATCACTACTCTGCTCTTTACTAGAGACCTGGAGCTTGAGGAGGAGATTAAAGTACGGTTGCATCACTGCACTGAGTACTATGTTAAGTATATTAATCAATTAAATAATAAATAAGATGAGAGTTCAATTCTATGAGGCTGCTTTGATTGCAGCCATGCAGGCACTAATACATAACAATCCTGGCATCAGTGCTAAATATGCAGCTAAAAAAGCTGTGGAATATGCTACTGAGCTAACTATACTAGAGTATGGTGTTTCTAATCCATTCCCTGACAAAGTAGTATGACACCAAAAGAGAAAGCAAAAGAGTTAATTTCTAAATATAACTTTGAACATTTAGGTGATAGATACATACTACATCAAACAGTTGATGAGAGTAAAAGATGTGCATTAATAGCAGTTGATGAAATGTTAGATTTTAGAAATGGTTTATACATTAACGAAGGAAGTTTAGCACACAAATATTTATTAGAAATTAAACACGAAATAGAGAAGCTATGACAGAAAAAACAATGGCAATAATCCTGATGCTGATAATTTATGGATTGATAATACTAGGTATGTATAATTTAATAACAACTATAATATGAATGATTACAAAGTGAAAGGACTTATCAAAGTGATAGGTGATACCGTACAGGTGACTGAGAAGTTCTCTAAGAGAGAAGTAGTAATAACAGTAGAGGATGGCAAATTCCCTCAATACATCACCCTACAGGCTAATGGAGATAAAACAGCTCTACTAGATGGCTACAAAATAGGTGAAGAGGTGGAGGTATCATTCAATCTGAGAGGTAGAGAATGGCAGGATAAGCACTTTAACTCATTAGAGTTATGGAAGATAGAAGTATTAACTGCAGCTGCAGTAGCTCCTGCTCATGTACCTGATAATCCTGCAGATGATCTCCCTTTCTAAGGGGCAGAGCTTAAAAGACTTTATGATTAAAGAGACTAAGTCTAAGCTCACCCAAAGATATAAGCTCAGTCATTATGCTGAGGATATCGGAGTCTCTTACTGTAGTATTTGGAGATTCACTAATGGTAAGGCTGTCAATGAGCAGTTCTATCTCAAATGGTGGAAAAATTATCTAAAAAACTAATAACTTTTAGGCAGTCTTATGGCTGCCTTTGTTATTTTTGCCTAATGAGCATAATAACATACATATCAATATCATGGTTTATAGTAAACTTTGAGCCATTACAGCTACTGATTGACTCAATCTTTAGGAAAATTAAGTTTAGCAATCTATCACTATATCTACACTCATCTGCTAGCTGTATTAAATGTGTATCTTTTTGGCTAACATTAATCTGCACCTGGTCCTTTATTGAAGCAACTATTGTAGCTCTATTGTCGTTTATATTACAGGAATGTTTACTGAAGCTGAGCAAGTAATAATACAACAGGTATTTAATCTGCCTGAGAAAGAACAGTCTTATAAGATTCACTTATTAAAACTCAAGCCCATTAAGATAAGACTGACAGCTACTCCTGATAAAGAATGTTTTTGTGGTAGTGTAAGGAGAAAGATATGGCTCAAGGATTTCAAGCAATGGTATGAGACCTACACTTGATAATTACATATCAGCTCACTACAAAGAGATAAGGAAATATACTAACTATTTTCTAGTAAGAATGAAGTCTACAATATCTGCCGATGCTGTAATAAATAACTCTTTTTTATATTTATGTAATATAGATATAGAGGTGACTGATCCAGGTAAGGTGAAAGCATATCTATTAAATACTATTAAGATGCAGATCCTATGGTCTACATCACTAACTAATAGGCAAGAGAGAGTGACAGCTACTGATAGTACTATGCCTATAGTGATGGATGATGATACGGAATTATACGATAAGATACGAGATGATATGCAGTATCAGGATAACATGGCAGTGATTGAGACTTATAGAGGGAGGATAACAGATAGAATTAAGCTGATAGTATTTCAGACTTACTTTGACAAAGGATACAGTACAGCTAGATCAATGGCAGAATACTTTAAGATACCTGTTACATCTGCTCATTATTGGATACAAGAGATTAAAAATGATTTAAAAAACCTAAGAGATGAAAATTAAAGATGAGTACATTGGAGCTAAGATCTCCCACAAAGGTAACAGGATTACTTTAGATGTTAATAGATATGATTACTTTGTATCTATAGGATTAGGCTATATGTTTGAAGAGCCTACAGTATCTGAGCCTAAGGTAATAAAGTACAAAGCAGTCAAAGGACCAATACCTACTCCTGTAGTAGATGAGCCTACTGTAGAAACTGAGGAGGATGGCACAGAAGCAGAGTAGCATATCATTCTGCAGAAAGCCTAAGGTAAAAAGACCAGGTGTTCATGCTAAGAGTAAGACCTCAAAGCTGAAATCAAGTAAAAATTATAAGAAACTTTATACACGACAAGGATAATGGGTAGAACAAAATTAATAGAGACTCCTGAGAAACTGATGGAGATATTTGAGGAGTATAGAGCTTATACTCTAGCTAATCCTAGACATAAATGGGTGCTATCACAAAAGACTGCAGAGATGGTGGCAGAGCCTTTGAGAGTGCCTTTGACATTAGATGGCTTTCAAGTATTCTGCTATAATAACTACTCAGATGTACACCATTATTTAGATAATACTGATAAGAGATATTCAGACTATGGGACAGTCTGTTCACATATAAAGAGAGAAATCAGAAATGATCAGATACAGGGTGGCATGGTAGGTCAATACAATCCATCCATCACTCAGAGACTAAACAACCTAACTGAGAAGTCAGACATCACTACCAATGGTAAGGATATATCTGAGATTAAAGTTAACATCATTACTAGTGCAAAGGATTGAAATGATGTGTTTAGCTGTTGAGGCTTACATCTATTCTAAGAAAGGAGTAGCTATAAAGATAAACAGGTTAGCGATTATCAGTAATGCTAGGCAGATGGAGATGCTAGCCTATGCTTATGCTTATGCCAATGGAGATAGATAGTACAGTTATATTCCAAAAGAACTATGCAGCTCTCACTGATCCTGCACTAAGATTCATTATCAATGAGGGTGGCAGTAGAAGCTCTAAGACCTACAGCCTTTGTCAGATGCTAATAGTCTACTGCTATCAGAATAAGAATAAGGTAGTATCAATCATTCGTAAGACATTCCCTGCACTTAGAGCTACAGTCATGAGGGACTTTCTAGAGATCATGAAGAGCATGGATATCTATGAGGTGACCAATCACAACAAGTCAGAACATATCTATCAATTCCCTAATGGATCTATAGTGGAGTTCTTTAGTGTAGATGACGAGCAGAAGATAAGAGGTAGAAAGAGAGATGTGGCTTGGTGTAATGAAGCTAATGAATTGTTTTATGATGACTTTACTCAGCTTAACATGAGAACTGAGGATAAGCTAATCTTTGACTACAATCCATCAGAGTCATCCTCCTGGCTCTATGACCTACCAACTGAGGAGAGCATCCTAATCAAGTCTACATACAAAGACAATCCATTCCTACCTGATAGTATCAAGAAGCAGATAGAGGACCTGAAGAGAACTGATGAGGCAATGTATCAGATATATGCTCTAGGGGAGAAAGCTATCTCTAAGAGTAACATCTATTCTAATTGGACATTCATAGCTCATAGACCTGTTAAGTTCGTTAAGTATGTCTATGGCTTAGACTTTGGATACAATCACCCTACAGCCCTAGTGAGAGTCTACTACTGTGACAATGATATCTTCATTGAGAAGATTATCTATGAGAGCTACCTCACCACTACTCAGCTCATAGAGAAGATGGATAGCTTGAATGTAGATAAGCAGATAGAGATCATGGCAGACTACTCAAGACCTGAGATAATAGCAGAGATGAATACTGCAGGGTATGATGTGCATAATGCTAACAAGGTAGTAAAGAAAGGCATAGATAACATTAAGACCTTTGGAGTATTTTGTCAGGAGGATAAGCAGATAATAAAAGAGTATGAGAATTATAAGTGGAAAAAGATAGGTGATCAAATCATGGATGAGCCTGTTAAATTATATGATGATGCTATGGATGCTATCCGATATGCTACCACTTACATCAGGCAGGAGTATTACACTGATGACTCTTACTATTCGTTCTAAACAAAAACCTAGTTAAAGATAATATAGTTATGAGTGATATACTAAAAGAAATAGCAGATAATCTAGGAGTGACTACAATCAATGGTAGCTACCTTAGTGGCATAGCTGACTACTATGGAGTAGACCTAGCTACCTCTACTGACCTAATGGCTGATATACTAACTGAGGTAGGAGGTGATCCTGCTACATCTACTGACTATCTCCAGGACATAGTCTTAGCACTAGGAGGTACAGTGACTATTAATGGTAATTGGATGGAGGCATGGGAGGCTATTACAGCTACTCCTTCTGCACCTGTTAATTCTACTCTACCTGTTATCAGTGGCACTACTACAATAGGCAGTGTACTCACTACAACCAATGGTACATGGACTAACTCACCTACTAGCTTTGCATATCAATGGAAAAGGGGAGCTACTAATATAGGAACTAATACTAATACTTATACTTTAGTTATAGCAGATTCAACTGCAGCCATTACTTGTGTAGTGACAGCTACCAATGCAGGAGGCTCTACACCTGCTACTAGTAACACAATCACAGCAGGTAATTATGCACCTGTTAATACTGTAGCACCTGTAGCATCAGGAGGGACTTATATAGGTGATGTGCTTACTACTACAAATGGTACATGGACAGGTAGCCCTACCTTTACTTATCAATGGTATAATGTAAGTGATGGAGATAATATAGTAGGAGCTACAGCATCTACTTATACTTTAATTACTGCAGTTGCAGGTGATGACATAAATTGTATAGTCACAGGTACTAATGCTGCAGGCTCAGCAATAGGTAATAGTAATAGTATTACTACTCTAGCTGCAGCTGCACCTACAAATATAGATTTGCCTGCTATAAACACTGAACAGATTTGGCAAGTAGGAATGACAATTGAATTTACAGGTAATGTGTGGGACGGAAACCCTATACCTACTTTGACTTACCAATGGCAAAGAACAGGTGGCAATATATCAGGTGCAACAAGTGACACTTACGACCTTACAGTCGATGATGAAGGTTATTTAGTAGGGGTAAAATGTACAGCAACTAATACACAAGGAACTGCATTTGAATTAAGTAACACAGTATTAATAGACCCATAAGATGGCTACTACTATAATAGCACAGCCTCAGGTACTGATGCCTGCTTATAATCCTATTAAGTATATCATAGATAATACTGATAAGAATGAGCCTGGCTTTAGATATATCTTCACCATCTATCCTGCTGCAGGATCTCACATTCCTGCAAATGTAGTGGCTCAATATAGAGTATTACCTGTATTCAGTACAGGCTATGGTGAGCAGGATATATCTAGACTGATGCAGTCATTAGTGACTTGGAACTTTACATCAGGTCAAGTCAATGAGTCATGGTATCAATATGATATAGACTTAGGCTATGAGTTTATAGATAATATAGACTATACAGATCCTCTGACAATAGATGGACTAAATACTAATATCGCTTATACAGCTCATGGCTTTGAAGTAGGAGATCAGGTACTGATTGTACAGGCAGATGGTGGAGTAGCTAATCCTGCACTTGAGGGATTGCATACTGTAATATATGCTGCTGCTAATGACTTTACTGTCAATGTACTTTGGACTACTATTGGTGATCCTGATATCAATGGTAATGTAAGCTATGCCGATCAAAGAAAGACTCAGGTATTAGATGATGAGCTTATAGAGGACCAAGAGGTATTTAATGGAGCTTATAGCTTAGGCATCTATGCTCAAGGATCATTCGTATCTGCAGATTATTTAGGAACTACAGATCCTAGCTTTGCACTGACATCATTGAGTAATCCTAATACTTTATATACTGCAGCATCTATTACAGATAATACATTCTATCTGATGTGTAGAGTATATAGTGGAGTGGAGTATACTCTTACTTACTTTGATATGAATGATAATCAATTAGGACAGGACAGCCCTTATAATCCTACAGATGGTTTATATAATTTTCAAGTAGAGACAGTTACCTATTCTATTACTGAGGATTTCTATGTAGGAATTAAAGCTAATGATTTTGCAGGTACTGAGTTTAAATACTTTTTTAGCTATGACAATAGATGTGCTATCAATGAAGATATACTATACTACTTAGATAGAATGGGATCATGGCAATCTTTTAACTTTCAGCTAAAGACCTATGAGAAAGGACAGATAAGTAGAGAGATGTATAATCAGCATGTAGATGGACAGGTAGTAAGTAATGAATGGGAGTACAGCTCTGATGCTATGGGTAGCAGAACTTATAATATCAATGTATCTAATACCTTAGACTTGAATACTAATTGGATGGACCAATACAATGCTAATAGATTTCAGGAGCTACTTACATCCCCTCAAGTATTCTATTACAATGGCACTGACTATAGAGCTTGCACTATAGACTCTACATCCTTTGAGAACTTTAGACAGCGAAATAAGAATCTAATTAAGCAATCAGTAACTATTAAGCTAGCTCTTAATACTCCTATCAATGATTAGGATACAACTTAGCACAGGTTACCTAGATGTCAAAGAGGGTACATCATTCCCTCTAAACTTTAGTGTAGGAGATATCAGAGATATATCTAAGAGAACAGGTAACTTTAGTAAGACCATTACTCTAGTAGGTAATAACAACAACAATACTCTGCTCAATCACTACTATGATGTAAACATTCAAGCTGGCACTTTTAATATTAATACTCTCACTAGCTGTGATGTTATACAGGATGGTATCCCTGTTATGACAAACGCAACTCTTCAGCTCATTAACATTAAGAAGTCACAGCTCACATCAGCCTATGAGCAGATGGTGGAGTATGAGGTATTGATTAAAGAGGATAGAGGTACATTCTTTACTGACATCTCTAATAAGTATTTAAGTGACTTAGATTTCTCAGACTTAGATCATGTAGTAGATGCACCTGCTGTAATTGCTAGCTTTAATAATACTGTAGCAGATGGCTACAAGTATGTGATGCCATTTAACATAGACAATCAGTATCAATTAAATTGGTTTAAACCTGGCATATATGCTCAGACTTACTTTGATAGAATCTTTGCTAGCTCAGGATACTCATATACTTGGGATGGACTAGCAGCTGCTAACTTTGATAAGCTACTGATTCCTTACAATGGTGATCAGAATATAGTGGATTGGAGTGACTATAAAGTAGAGGCAGAGAATAGTGGTCAGACTTTGACTGCTACTCAGACTCAAAGCCCTTACTTTAGTGCATCTCAAGTAGGAGCTACTATGAATGTCACTACAGGATGGACTGAGATATCAGATCCTGCAGGTATATTTGATCCTAGCAATGGAGAGTACACTACTCCTCAATGGACTAATAATGCAGCAGGTCAATTCTATGAGTACTCAGCTAGGATTACAGGTAGTGTTACTCTTATACCTAGCAGTAACTCTACTACAAGTTATGTAAATTACTATGTAAAGTTAGGAGCTAGGATATCAGGTACAGGTAATTATAGTGTAAGATGTACTCCTGTATTTTTTGATGGCACAGGTAACATATCTACTACTACTAATATAGGTAGCTTTGACAATATACTAACATTTCAAGGTGCATTCAATGATGTAAATCAATTAGGTATAGACTATGCAGATATACAGCTATTAGTATTAGGAGTAGAGGCTGTAGCTGCTGATGTAAATGGTGAGGATATACCTGGTCCTTATGGTAATTTTGTACCTATGTGGCAGATAGTAGCATCACCATTAGCAGGACCATTCACAGCTCCTGAGATTGAGGTAGATGTAACAACTTTAGAGCTTACTATCAGACCATCTGATAACATCCCTTTGAACAGTGGTGATGTGTTTATGAATACATTTATCCCTGAGAAGATTAAGCAGTCTGATTTTATTAAGAGTGTATTTATGATGTATAATCTATATGCTACTCCTGATATTGAGAATGAGAATAACCTAATACTAATCGCTAGAGATGAGTACTATGATTCAGGTAAGGCAGTAGATTGGACTAACCTACTAATGAAAGACAAAGAGCAGTCTATTATCTTTATACCTGAGCTTAACAATAAGAAATTAAGACTCAGCTATAAGGCAGATACTGACTCACCTAATACAGTCTATACTGATGTCACTAGAGAAATCTATGGACAGGTAGAGGTAACCTTTGAGAATGAGTATGTGAAAGAGATAGATGTCAAAGAACTTATCTTCTCACCTACTCCTGTACAGCCTACAGAGTTCGGTGCATTCCTACCATTACTCAATGGTGCAGCACCTAAGACTAATATAAGAATACTATTTGATAATGGACAGGTAACTGCTCAAGAGGCTTTCATACTTTCAAGCTATGATAACAACTTAACTACAGGTGGAAAGTATCCCTACCTCTCACACTTTGGAGGAGCTGATCCCTTAAATCCTACCTTTGATATTAACTTTGCACCCTGTCAATACTATTACTATCAGGTAGCTCAGAACACTAATAACAATCTTTATAATTCATATTGGAGGAGAACAGTAGCTCAGATAAATGGAGGTAAGCTATTGACTGCCTACTTTTATCTCAGAGAGACTGACATCCAATACATGGAGCTGAATGATAAGATAAGGATAGACAATTCATGGTGGAGTATTAATAAGATTATAGATTATAATGCTAATGACTCATCACCTACCAAAGTAGAGCTGATTAGCTTAGAGACTGAGATAGACCTACCTCCATTCTTTAGTGGAAATAATGAGCCTGTAGGACCAGGTAATGGTACTCAGATTCAATCTATAATGGATACCTACAGATCTACTACTAATGTTACTACTAATAACACTGATGCTCTAATCTTTGGTTCAGGTAACATAGTGACTGATGGAGTGAGAGGGATAGTAGTAGGAGATTATCAGGCTTTGACTAGTGATGGTATAGCTACTACTAATCTTACAGTGACTAACACCATTAATGGTAGAGCAGTTAGTGACATCCTACCTACCTACACTAGTTATGTAGCTTTGATTAGTCAGAGTAGTACTGCAGATCCTACAGTGATAGAGCTAGAGAATACCATAGGTCCTATAGTTTGGACTAGGACAGCAGTAGGAAATTATAATGGTACACTAGCAGGAGCTTTTCCTACAAGTAATACTTTTGTAATTGTTAGCAATAATAATAAATTATATGTATTAACTTTTGCTGCTAACACAAATAATGTTATACTAAAATCTGATGATAATAATGGAGCTTTTGTAGACTCAGCTTTAAATAATGTCTCAATAGAAATTAGAATTTATCCATAAGATATGAATGAAGTAGTAATACCCCTTAAGATACAGGGCATAGCTCAGATGAAAGCTGAGTTAAGAGAATTGAAAGGTGAGTTAGCTAATGCTACAGATCCTGCACAAATGGCTGCACTTGCTCAACAGGCAGGTGTACTCACTGATAAGATTAAGGATACTAATGAGGCAGTCAAAGTATTTGCATCAGGCTCTAAGTTTGAACAGGTAAGCAATGGATTAGGAGGGATACAAAGCTCATTGATGTCATTGGACTTTGAAGAGGCAGCTGAGAAGTCTAAGGTATTTGCTACAGCATTAGGTAGTATTGGTAAAGCTGATGTAGCTAAGTCAATAGGTGGCATCACTAATATGTTAGGCACACTATCAAAAGCATTTATAAAGTTAGGAGTAACTATCTTAATGAATCCTATATTTTTAATAGTAGCTGCAGTAGTAGCCATTATAGCTGTAGTGGCTTTAGTACTCAAATCCTTTGGAGTCTTAGATGATGTAATTAATGCAATGATGATGCCTATCAATGCTCTGATTGCAGGATTTAAAGAGCTTACAGATTGGCTAGGACTTACACAATATGCTGCTGAAGATTCTGCAGCTAAAAGTGCTAAGGCTTATGAGAAGGGAGCTGCTAAAATTAATGAGGCTACTGACTTAGCTACCTCTGCAATAGATAGACAGATAGCAGAACAGAAAGCACTAGGTAAAAATACTTATGACTTAGAAGTAAAAAGGACATACATAGTACAATGGGCTGCTAATGAAAGATTAAAACTAGCAAGAGCTGCATATTATAGAGAGCTAGCATTAGGTGATGAGGCAGACCGAGAGAAGCTAAGAAAACTTAGAGCTCAGATAGCAGCAGAGAATAAATTAATATTAGATAGCAAATCAGGTAGACAGGTATTAATTAATACTAAACTGACTGACGAGAATAAACCTGTTAAAGCACCTAGAGAGCCTAAGCCTGCTAAACAACCTAAGGCAAAAGATACAGGAGGAGATGAGATACAGAAAGAAATTGACAAAGCTAGACAAGCTAATATAGATGCTACTTTAGATGCTATCACTGTAGAGAAAAATGCTGTAGAGGCTAAGTATGCTGAGCTAATAGCTAAGGCTGTAAAGTATAAGAAAGATAGTAGTGAGCTTGAGATATTGAAAATGAATGAGCTTAATAATATTAATAACAAAGAATCTGAAAAAAATAGATTAGAAAAAGAGGCTAAGGATAAAAAGGATAAAGAAGATGTTGCAGCTGCTATTAAATTAGAGGATGAGAAGTATTTAGAGATTAAGAAAATCACTGCAGCTAATGAGCAGGATAAAGTTAAGCAATTAGCACTTAATGCAGATTATGAGATATCAGTATTGCAGGCTGCCTATGATGAGAAAGTAGCTAACTTAAAAGAGGGTGATGCATTACTAATACAACTGACTAAAGAATTATCTACTAGCACTGCACAAATTACTAAAGATGCTAAAGATAAAGAACTAGCTATTGTCAAAGAGACAGAAGAGAAAAAAAGAGCAGAGCAGTTAAAGACTGCAGATGCAGCTCTAGATTATGCAGGTCAATCTATCTCAGCTATTGAGGGTATCACTAACCTGGCTATGGAAAATAAACTTAAGAAAGTTAAGAAAGGTAGTAAAGAGGAGGAGGCACTGCTTAAAAAACAATTCCAATTAAATAAGTCTATGCAGTTAGCAGGTGCAATAGTAGATGCAGGTAAAGCTATTACAGCATCCCTAGCATCCTCACCTATAGCCATAGGTCCTATCCCTAATCCTGCAGGTATAGCATCACTAGCATTCGCAGCAGTTACCTCAGCTACTAACATAGCTAAGATAGCATCTACTACATTTACATCTAGTACAGATTCTAGTAGTACTCCTACACCATCTACTACAGCAGTAGCACCATCAGGAGGACCTAGTCTATTTGGTCAAGCTAATACAGGTAGTCAAGTGAATGCAGGAGGTGGCACTAATAATATAACAGTGACAGCAGTAGTATCTGAGACTGAGATAACAGCATCACAGAATCATATTAATAACATACAAAATAATTCAGTATTATGATAAGCTATCAATCTATAGTAGATAAGATTGTCACATTCTATGACAATCACCTGCAAGTAAAAAAGGTAGGCTCAGACTTTAAAGAGCAAATGGTGAACTTTGCTACTGCAGATGAGAAGTATCCATTGGTCTATGTAGTTCCTAGTGGAGTTACTCCCTATCAGAATGTCACTATCTTTAATATAGAAGTATATTGCTTTGATATTATACAGATGGATAGAGCTAACATCACTACTATCTTATCAGATACTCAGCAGATACTCCAGGATCTATATCTAGAATTTACATTCTCAGATGACTATGACTTTGATATAGATGGACAGCCTATCTTTATACCATTGAATAATGATCTATTAGACTATGCTGCAGGGTGGCAGATGAATCTTTCAGTAGTGATTAAGTCATGGACCAACTGTCCTATACCTAAAAAAATATATACAGCTTATAGTCAAGTGATAATCTTTGATGAAGAGCCTGCACAAGATAGTATAGCTTTCTTTTGTAATGGTGTACAGTGGGATGTTCAGACAGGGATACCATCAGGTGAAATTGGTGCATTTGTAGCTATGTGTAATGGTAATCATCAAGGCTCTGACTTTACTCAATACGGTACATACTTTGACAATGGAGATAACAGGGTAAGACTAGAGATGCCTTATCATGTGTATAATACTTTTTGTCCTGGTGGAGAAGTGACTTTAGAAATACTTGCAATATAAACAAAATGCTTAATTAATATAATATAGTTATGGCATATAAGAATACAGGTGAGTTTAATATATTGTATCCTACTCGTAGGAGGATGGCTGCTCTATTAAAGAGAATTGTAAGAAATGATATTGTACAAAATACAGGTACATTAGTAGAGTCTATTAGAATCAATGCTAAGATTACAGGATTTGGTAGCTTAGAGATTGAGATAATAGCCATGTATTACTTTATCTTTTTGAATAATGGAGTACCTGTCACTAGTAATGCATACGGTCCTAATGATGGAGGTATTGCACCTAGAGATTGGGTGAATACTTTTACTAGAGAGTTAGCTAATGCAGGTATCACTAATGAAATATATGGGCAGTATGTAGAATGGATATCTAAGAACTATCCTATCTTAGAGGTAGCTGATTTCTTAGAGAAAGACCAAAGACTTACATATACATTCTATGCACTAGATCCTCCTGCAGGATTCCAGCAGGGATTCCCTTTATATGTCTAAAGTTTTTTTCATTCCTAAGATATTAAAGACTAACACTACAGGCATCTCTAAGATACTATTGAACTTGCTTAAGTCATCATTGCATAGAGCCATGATAGTAGATTCCCATGCGAACTTTTGCCTCTGCTGTTCTCTCTTCTGCTCTTTAATCTCATCAGCATCCTCAAGCACCTCATCATCAGTCACTACATCTGATAGTAGATTAGTGTAGGTATTGGTAAAGTTCTCTCTATACTTTAGATACTCAGGTATCAATCCATAAACATCAGTAATAGGGTAATCTAAATACCAATCTAATCTATCTCTAGGACTATACTCATAAGGCTCTATGATGTCATCACCATAAACATTCTTAGATGTTCTCCTGTACAGCAATGCTAAGATATGACAGAAGTGGTCTAGGTAGTTATTAGAGAAGTAATGCTCTAAGTCTATGAACTCACCTAGTGTAAGTTTAGAATAAGGCTTAAGCACATAATTATCTAGCTTATTCTTATACCTCCTAGATGGCTCTGATTGTATCCATTTAATCTCCTTAGCTAATTCCCCTAGCTCATCTATATCTAGGTCCTCAAAGTCAGAGATATTGCTATCTGTTAAAGCAGAAAGTACATCAATCTGATAGTTAAACATTCCATCCTCACTGCTCAGACTCCTCAGCTCCAGGAACTGAGATACTGATATCTGATTCCACTGCTTTGGTAGTTTGTGATTGTGCATGGCTAGTGATTTTGTTAGTTACAAAGGTAAGGTAAGGGATAGATATATCTGCTTTAAGTTTACTAAATAGTTTACTTTTGTGCTTAAGATGTGCAGGATCATAATGCTCAGTATTAGTCAAGTCAGTTCGTTTAAACATTAGAGCCATAATGTCTGATATATATTCTTTATTATCTTTCTTAACAATTTTTTCAACAATCCTAGAATCTTTTACTGAGAGCTTCATTTCTGCTCTATAAGTATATCCCTCTATCTCTATCTCTTCTACTGTATCAGTCTTAGTATAGTTATTATTATTAAACTTTTTAACATTAGCTAAGAACAGGTCAAAGTCTACATCCATCTCATCCTCTGTAATACCTAAGTACTCAAAGACTTTACAGTGTTTTTCTAGAGTATCATACTCCTCATTGTTATGGATAGCAGATATCTTTTGGAACTGCTCTAATGTTAATTCATCCATCTTAGATGGGATTTCTTTGCCGAATAATTCTATCATAGTTTTTAATTTTTGAACAAATATAAAAAAAATATAATATAGTTATGACAAAAGATATACCAATCTATAAAATTACTATAGAGCCTGAGTACTCTGATGGTGAAGAGTTAGGGATAGAGCAGATTGCTTTTACCTCAACTCCTGCTATAGTTACTAAAGGAATGGCATTTGATGAACACAAAAAATTGTTTTTCTCAGATGACTTAAAGTATAGAGTAGTAGCTCCTGCCATGATTCCTATGGAGATATATAGGAATGATGAGAATGATGAGGAGTACTATGTACAATTCACAGCTGAGACTATTGAGCAGATACATTCTAAGTTTATGCAGGACCTATCTAATAGGAATGTCTTTAACCTAGAGCATGATACTGATAAGACTGTACCTGCTTATGTACTTGAGGCATGGATAGTAGAAGATCCTAAGAAAGATAAAGCCTATTCTAGTTATGGTATTGAAGTACCTAAAGGCACATTAATGGTAACAGCTCAGGTAACTGATAAGGAGTACTATAATGAGCTAGTAAAAAATGAGCAGATAGGTTTCTCTATTGAGGGATTCTTAGGCTTAAAACTAAGTAATCAAATAAATAAATATAATATGAAGTTACCTGATGGAGAGCATCTAATTGAGGGCAAAATCTACATAGTAGTAGATGGAGAAGTTACCGAGATTAAAGATGCACCTGTTGTTGAAGAAGAAGCAATGACAGAAGAGATTGCACTAGAGACAGTAGTAGAAGAAGAAGTAATAGAGGA